CGACTTTCTTATTTTCAATTTCTTCCTTTATCAGACTTCCCACACTTGAAAAGTGCGAACATAAAAATAGTTTCATTAATATTCTCCTTTATAAATTCCGATTTATCAAACACTTTTTATTTCCGCTGAATCATCTTAAAATGCTCCAATGCCTCCACAATTGCTCTCTCTTTATCTTCCGGACACTGTGGTTGCCTTAGTCTCTGCTGATGTTATATCCATATCATCAAGTTCAATCGTAACATTAATGTAATCATCTGGCTTTTGTTTTAGTTGGGACAAAAGAACAACCGTCTCAACTCTATCTGAATTGTCCAAACTAATCATTTCTCTACCTTCAATAATAGGTAATTTAAAAGTAATAGACTTCAGCCATTGCCCGTTTTCCAGCTTTTCTTCGTAAATTTCTACTTTATCCACTAATGCACTAACAAGCTGACGTTTTTCTGTTTGATCCATTTTATCATACAGCTTCTCAAAGCATATAAGAACTTTATATATATTGTCCACAGTTAATTTATCGGCTTCTATTGAACGTTTCTTATTCAATGCTGTAGCCAACATATCTGAACTTTCTTCTATTTTATCATACATTTTATTTAAACGGTCATTTAAATCTTTTTTCCTAATTTCAAAATGCCTGTCCTCTGCATCCATTGAATCTATTTCCTCAATTATTCTATCTTTTGCCATATTTGCCTGCTTTAGCTGCTTTTTATAATTAGCAATTTCCTGATTAATTGGTTTAACATCTACCTTTGTATTTATTTTACTCTGCATCATTTTAGCAAACTTAGGATTACTAACCAATTTTACTATCACTTCTGCCACTGCAGCATCAAGTACTTCTTCATTTATCTGTTTTTTGTAATCACATTTGTGTCCTCTGGTCATATTTCTATGTTTACATCCATAATAATAGAAGTCCTTATACTTGGTTCCATCTTTGCGTTTCTTAATGCTTTTATTTCCATACATCCCTGTTCCACATATAGGACATTTTACAATTCCCGAAAGCAAATGTATCCTTACATTTTTGCTCTTGTTTACATGCTCATATTTTTTTGATTGAACCAAAGCTTTTATCTGCGCATCTTTCCAAAGTTCTTCACTAATAATTCCTTCGTGAATCCCATCAGCTAAAATATAATCTTCCTTGTTAACAGTACGATATTCATTCCTTGTACCATGTACCTTTTCCGTTCGTCTTCTTCCATAAGCTATTTTACCGCAATATACTGGATTTTTAATTATTTTTCTAATATACCCTGCATCAAATAAAGGATTTTTCCCATTCTGTCTTGGTATCTTATGTATTCCATGATTTTCTAAATATTTGGCAATTCCATTAGCTCCAAGATTGCTGTGTACATATTGGTCAAAAATAATTCTTATAGCCTCTGCCTCCCCTTCATTTATTACAAGCTTTCCGCTATCCAGGGCATAACCATAAGGTGCGAATCCTCCGTTCCATTTTCCCTCTCTTGCTTTTTGGCTTCTACCCTCCATAGTCTGCACACGAATATTTTCTCTTTCAATCTCTGCAACTGCCGATAATACAGATATCATAAGTTTACCTGCATCCTTGGATGAATCTATGCCATCCTCAACGCATATTAAATTCACTCCATAGTCCTGCATTATCTGCAATGTTGAAAGAACATCCGCTGCGTTCCGTCCAAATCTTGATAACTTAAATACCAAAACATATTCAACATTATCTTTTCCACTTTTTATGTCCTCAATCATCTGATTGAATCCCATTCTTCCCTCAATGGACTTCCCTGACTTTCCTGCATCTTCATATTCTCCTGCAATCTTAAAATCATTAAATTCAGCATAATTTTTCATTTTATTTTTCTGAGCTTCCAATGAATAACCATCTATCTGCATAACTGTAGAAACACGAGTATAAATATAAACCTTTGTTTTTTTATTATTCACAATTTTTCTCCTTGACATTTTCACTAATAAATAGTACCCTTTGTATTAAGAAATGGGTTTTTATACCGTACGTGCTGACTTGTCAGTAGCTAAGCGGGTTGCTCGTTTCTTTTTTTGTTTTTATAACATCGTACAAATATTTCTTACCGTTGGCATCATGTCTAACTATCAGGAAGACATGAAAAACATTATACCTTTCTATTTCTCCATTCTCATCAAATACCGGTAAAGCAAAACGTGAATCAAATCTATACCAGCCATTAGCCGCATCAATTTTATGCTTATCCTTTTTATTAATTATAAATTTAGAGTCTGTAGCAATTTCTATCATTTCCCCAATACCTTGTGAAGCATTAGCCTTTGCCTTGGCATTTGTTCCTTTTAACCCATATGTATCATTTGAACCAGTATATTCATCCGGTAAATCAGCTCCAATGTATATGACATCTCCTGTTTCAAGTATTGTATAAAATTCACCCACTGATTCTTTCAAGTATTCCTTGACATCATCCCAATTAATAGAACGTTTGCCTTTAAATTTAATATCATTAATCAAAACAATATCTTTTCCATTTAAATCCTTAATTACATTTATGTTCTTATTTTTCTCCATTCATTTCCCCTAATCTTTTCATGTACTTTAATAAACGCATCTGCTGACTTTTAGATAACTTATGGTAATCTTCCAAAATCTTATGATCCTCAACATTTTTATAATCAATATCCTCTGATAAATTTTCTTTAAACGTTTCTGAACCTGTAAGCAATTCTTCTACAGAAACCCCCAAAGCCTCACTAATAACCAATAACTTATCAGAAGCCGGATTCGACTTCTTGGTATTCCAATCGCTAATTGTACTGATTGTTATTCCGGTTCTCCTTGAGAGTTCTCTTTGGCTCATTTTCTGTTCCTTCATTATTTCAAAAATTCTTTCACTTATTATCATATTCGCCTCCATTTCATGCACGTTTTTACGTTCATATTAATACTAGCTAACATAATAGTCAATATCAATGTGTCTCTTTTTTTGTAATAACTCTATAGATATATACTTTTTATATATTTTTCTAACAGTAATTATTGATGTGCTATTTTTTCCTCTTAAATCTTTTTCTAAATTTTCGGCATACTTTTCTATAATTTCACTAAGAAACTTGGATAATCCACACCATATATCGTCTTTACTCTTTTCCATTTGACCCGCCTCCATTCCAAAAGATTTCAGCACACGTTTCATTATGTTTCTTTGACATTATTTCTCTAATGTTAT